TGCATGGGCATTATTTTCTGATCCACAATTTATTGATTTTGTACAAGAAATTTATGAAGAACATCTTCAAGATTCAGAAATTGACGAAGAAGAAGATAGAGAAGAACCATCTGAAGAATTGTTTGATTCATTAAATGCTGAATGGGAAAAAGCAATTAATGAAAATAGAAAGAAAAGAAAATACAAGAAGGAAGATTTAAAACTACCTTATATTCCTGACAACGAAGCATCAGATCCACAGAGTTGGTCTGATAATCCAGAAGACTATCTAACATGACAAACATCAATCCTTTATTATCAAATTGTTACAAATTTATTATATCCAGAGGAGATAGTAATCTTGAATTGTTTGGTCAAACAGTTGCATTACCCGGTATTCAATTAAGTGTAAGCCCACAGCCAACTACTCTGGGTGTTCAGATTCCGGTTGCTACAAATACATTTACATTTGAATCACTTGTTCTCGAATTTATCGTAGATGAAAATATTGAAAACTGGAAAAGCATATATGATTGGATGTCATCTATCGGTAATATTTCTAACGATACAGATAATGAAATGTATAGGACCTGGGCAACAACTGCATATCTACAAGTTCTTGGATCTAATTATTATCCAATCAACAAAACTGCAGTGTTTCATTATGTGATTCCAACTGCTTTGAGTGCTCTTACTTTTAGATCTGATCTTGGTGATAGCACCCCGATGAAAGCAAGAGTTACATTTGCCTATTCATATTACGATTTTGATTAATTTTTAAAAACATACAAACCAATGAAAAACCCTCGGGTGTTTAGCCCGAGGGTTTTTGTTTATAAACTCTATCCTACGTATTAACTACCGTAGGTGTTACCATGCAGACCATTGACGCGGGTGAGACGGTAGTACTGATTAGCACCAGATTGGTTAGAGAAATCTGAACCATATGGAGTACCATCTGACTTAAGAACGTATGGGTTAGCAACCATACCGTAACGTGTCTTAAACGCGATACGAGGTTGGAAAGTACCAGGATCAATAGCTCTCATCATTTGGAGTGGAACGTATGGGCAGTAGAATACACCTGCATCATACGGAGACTCGCCCTTATAACCAACGCAGAAGAAGTTTACGCCAAGCAGTGAATACGGATCAATGTAAACTTTCAGCTTACCGTTAAGTAGACCAGCAAAAGTACTGCCGGTATCATCAACTGCGAGTTGGGTATTAATGGCTGGTGAGAGATTCAAGAAGCCTGACATAGCAAGTGCACTGGCGACATCGGAAGATACGATGACGAAGTTACCCTTACCACGACGGGTTTCCTTGGCGATGGCATTGCATTCACGTTCAATCTGGAAGACCAGACCACGGAAACGTTCAGCAGACCAACGACCATCTGAATCTAGATCCAGATTGTAGGTACCAGCAGCAGTAATATCACTTTGTTGTGTACCAGGCTTTGCAACCCAGTAGATGGAACGGACGATTTCGCGATTAATTTCAGCAAGAATTTCAGTGCTGAGAAGATTTGCGAGTTCGGCTTCAGCGTCAAGACCGTGAACAGCCTTAAGATCTTGTGCCAATTCGACTGTGTACCCTGCACTCAGTGCACGGCTACCGGCTGCTACAGCAACACGGTCAATCGTAAAGGACATTTTATTCATGACGTTTGGTGCTGTAGATGCTGCACCATAATCTAGACCTTCGCCTGATGAAGTTAACATTGCTCTCATTGAGTCAAAGTTAACTTGATTTTTTGCATTTTGGAAGTTAAGAGCACCAACTTGCGCTGCAGTTCCTGTTGGGTTGACACCAGCAGTAGTAATACCACCTGCTGCAGTGAAGCCACCAGACGGACCAGAAATACCAGAGAAACGAGGATCTGGTTCCTGGAATTGAGCTTCATTGTTTAAGTTGGTAGCTACAGCTGTACTGTCACCATACTTGGCACGCATCGCAAAGATGAGTCCAGTTGGGGCGGTCATTGGTTGTACGCCGCAAATGTCATATGCCATCAAATTCGGCATAGCACGACGAACAAGACTGATAAGAATTGGATCGTAACCACGGACACCGCCTTGGGCGGTAGCAGAGACTACACCACCAATATCATTTCCTGTTGATACTTCAGTTAGATATTGGTCACGCATATTCTGCTCTTGATTCTCAAGTAGAACTGCAGTAACTTTAGTTTTCCATTCATTGCCAATCGAAGGAAGTGCCTCGTGCTTAAGCACGGGATTCCATTTTTCAGTTAAAATATCATACGGGGTTTCATCTCGGTAACTCATTTTATTAGTATCTCCTGTGGATTAAAATTATTTAGTAAATTTAAAGTTTCTTAGCCAAACGGTCTAAGGTGTGAGTATAATTCTCGATTAGAGTGGTTGGTGTACTCGCAGCCTTGCTAAATGTCATTTCCGGAATATACTGTTCTGGAATGGCAACTCTACTGCCAAGGTAGTGATCCTTGAGGGTAAAGAGTTTAGTTTTATATTCTTCTAGGGTGCTAAACTCAATATTTTCAATGAGTGAAGCAAGTTTTTCAATCTGAGTGTCAGCAAGATCCTTGGTTTCATTTACAAAGATACCAGCGCATTCAGAGATAAGAAGTTGTTTCTTGAGAGCAATGTTCTCATTCAGAACATGGTTGAGGTCGCCTTGAAGGTTTGAGGTCTGTTCATAGAGACCATCAATTACATTGTACTTCTCGGCAGGAACATCAACATAATGCATTTCAAAGAGTTTCTTGAGACCCAAGATGAAGTTCTCAGCCAAGGTAGATTTGATACCACCTTCAACGGCTAATTGGTTATCTTGCATCCACTCTTCGACTACGTAATCTAGATAGTCATCAATTTTTTCGGTAAGGTTAACGGTGATTTCACCAAGCTTAGATTCAAAGTTTTCTTGAAGAGCTGGTGCAATCTCGTTAGCAATAGCCTTTAATTTTTGGTCAACTGCTGACTCAAAAATTGTCTTGGCTTGGATGAAGAAGTTTTCAGATACATTTACTTCGGCCAAAAGTGAACGGAGGCTATTCTCAAAATCAATTGCCTCTTGCATCTCTTCTTCGTCTTCTTCTTCTGTTGCGTATTGATCGTTATTTACATCTGCCTGTGGACTACGGGAAGCCTGATTCATTTGTGCAATCCCCATTGGGGCAACAGGTTGTGCAATAAAACTAGTAGCGCCATTGGAGGCATAGCCACCTTTACCATTTGCATCATAGGTAAAGTCTTGTTGTGCACCTACGTTTTCCTTGATAATGCTCATTAAATAGTCGTTATTTGATTGTTTGCTCATGTTGATCCTTTATACCTTATTATTTAGTTAATTGTGTGAGTTCAGTATTTTTCAATACTTTATGATTATTTCTTTGTTGGTTTAAAATAGTCAGCAATAGTTTGTGCTATTGAAGCTTTTGGTGCCAGAGGAATAGTTGCTTGACCAAGATTTTTATAAAAATTACTAACGTTTGACATACTTCTAACACCCTCTTGTTGAGCGTTTCTATTGGCTATGGCTAAATCAACCATACCTATAGCACGATCTGTAGCAAGTTCAAGAGTATTTGCTGCAATTCTTGCTGAACCTGCACCTGGTAGTCCTTTACCCATATTTAATGTTGCATCTATAGTCATTTGCCCAGCTTCTGCTGCTACTTGCCCTACTTTATTATTCTTTCCCAATACATTGGGGTCTACGCCTGGATAAATTTTCTTGTTTCCTTTTGATGTAGCCGAACCAGACTTTGGTGTACTAGGCTTTTTTTTGAATAATTCTGAGACTGATGGTGATGGACCAACAGGTGTAGACGAACCACCAAAGCCTGATGCTTCAGAAATATAAAACAAAAGTTTTAAAGATGAATTTCTCATATACTTTTTAAGAACTTCTTGAATACATGAATCATATTCTTTTCAAGATTTCGGCTTGAACTTTTCTTGATTATCTGATGGTAGGACTCGATAACTTGTGGTTGAAGAATACCGTTTTCCCAGACCCATTCTTTGCCTTCCATGATTCCGTTTACAAAAGCATTTGGGGCAGAAGGATCAGCAACGATATCAATCGCTGCTAACATGAAATCTTCTTGAACTTCTTGGTATCCACCACGTGATTTTAGCGAACCCATACCACGGCTAGATACACCAAGTTTAGCTCCTTCTGCGATTAGATTTTTAACAATATCACCCATTGGAGTTTTAAGAACCTTTGCACGACCAATGATATCTCTACCAGATTCATTGAGTGATTTGATCATGTGTGATACGCGATCAAGATTTACCGTTGGACCAGTTGGGTGGTTTAATTCACCTAATGCACGACCCTTATCGACATATTCACGCATATATCGACGGCACTCTTTGATTAAAGTTGGAGTAGGATATACGCGACCATTGCGGTTCTGTACTTCACTTTGAAGAAATACTCCTTCAATGTAATAATCCTTACCACCGTCTTTATTGCTTTCTTCAATGTATTTTACATCTTCTACTAATTCGGTGATAAGTTTCATGTTTAGTACGCTCCGTAACTACGAGCTTGGTTGTCACTCGGAAAATCTATTGGCATTTCTTCGCCTTCTTCAGTATCTTCTTCTTCAGTATCTTCTTCTGTTTCTTCTTCGCCTTCTTCTTCGCCCTCTAGTTCTTCTTCATTCTCATCTGCTTCAGAAAGGGTGAACATGGTCTTAGAAACATCTTGATACTCTTCTTCAAGACGAACAGATAGTTTTTCAAGTAAAACTTGATTAACTATTTGACGAAAATCTACTGCGTTTTCGTTAACGATTGATTCGATCAGGGCTAGTTTGTCGGTCATTTTGTGAGTCCTTTTACTTTTTTAGCAAATTCCAAAGTTTGTTTAAAGTGCTGCTGATTCTCAAATAAATTTTTTGCCATAAGTTTTTGATTGTCTTGGCTGAGTTGGTCAAAAAGCATTTTAATTGGTTTAATATCATTTTCAGAAATATTTAGAATAGATGCATTTTTAAATTGCATTTTTATATTTTTTTGTGCTTCTGTGTGGGTAATAGTTTCTATCAATTGCTTAATGTCATCGTTGACATCTACAGTCTTATCTACGGGTTCTCTGACAATAGATTCAAAAATTTTGATAGATAAATTCTTACAAATTTCTTGTTTTCTGGTTTCTAATTCTTGCATGAGACCTTCAGCAAACAGATCTTCATTTCCTTCCGAAAGCTCACTGATAAGTTTTTGAATTCTTAGTGGGCTCATCATGTGGCGGCTGCTTCCTCTGGTGGGACTCCTGCTGCTTGTTGTTGAGCAGCAAGAACAGCTTGTTCAGCCTGTAGTCTCATGTTATCTTCTTGGATCTCCATATCCATAAACTTAATCTGTTCATCTGTAAGATGTAAAACATGTTTCTTGATATAGTTACTTGAGATATATTTTCCAACATAACTTTCGGCTATAGAAACCATTTTTAATCTTTCAGAAAGAATTTCAGCTTCTTTCAGATCCCAGAAATAATTGTCAGTATTAAATTCAAATTGGAAATAATACTTTACTGAATTCCAATCTTCTTCTGTCAATGTTCCAGTCAGCAATAGTTCAACACGTAATGTATGTAAAAAGATTTGACTAAACTGATGTCTGAGACGCTCAATAAACTTATAGAATTTAAGTTCTTCTCTTGAGATCTCAGAAGACCTGCCCATATTAAAACCACTACTAGCATCAAGTCTACTACTCGGAACATTTAGTGCCGCGAACAACTTCTTTTTGAAGTAGTCAACGTCTTCGATTTGCGA